TCAGCCGATGCGCGACAACACCGCCATCAGGAGAGCCCAGATGATGAGCACGACCAGGCCAACAGCAACCTTTGCCACGAAAAGACGGGCGGATAAGGCGTCCTCTTCGCGCCGCTGCTGTTCCTCGCGCTCCTTCTCGGCCTTCTCGTGCGCGTCGGCGTTGCATCGGTGGCACGCGGTGATCTTGTGTTCTGGGCTGTCGTGGCTCATGTGACCTGTTGGACGGCGGGGGCACAGTGATGTGTTGGAGCCCCACGTCCTGTCACTGGTCGCCCTTTCTGGTCACCGGTCCGCGACCGATGGCCGTCCCTCTCGGCTCCTGCCACTCGTCGAACTGTCGCGCAAGCCAGTGCTCGCCGGGGTGGCCGTAGGCACGGTGAATCTGGGCCATGGACGCGCCCTGACGGTACTGCTGGATCACGTGGCCTCTCTCCGCAATCACGGATTCTCTGGCCCTCCTCGTTTCCTCAGACGCGCGCCGTGGCATCGCAACTCTCCTCACTTGGTGGTGGGACCCGCCCCCTTGCCGGGTCAGGGGGAACACTCGGAAGGGGACGGGGGTGTGGCGGTCGCCCAGTACACGGACCATGAGTACTGGGCGACCGTTCGCGCTCCTCATGGGGCCGGGAGGATGGTTGGGCCCTCTATGGGGAGCGCACCCGGCCATGGGCTAGCCGGGTGTCTCGGGGGTGTCGTTGTGGGAGCCGAACCGCACATGCTCAGCGATCTTCATACTGGAGATGGCGGCTAACCCGAATTCCTTCTTCGCACGGGCCTGGTAGCGTTCCTCAGCCTCTGCTGCGCACGTCTTGCAGCCGGGGACCGGGGCAGGGTCGAGGTCCTTCTCGCGGTACGGCAACGGCAGCTCTACGGGCCGTTCCTGGTAGCCGCTCATGCTCGACGCCTCCGTCCGGCCACGCGGGCGCGAACTCGGTCCAGCTCATTCGGCGGCCGGTACTCGTCCGTGTACCACGTGTCCCCGCCTACCAGCGGGCGCAGCGCCACCGTTCCGGCCTCCCAGCCCACCGCCTCACCGACCCGGCCGCTACGCGTGTCTTTGACCAGCACGCCCGGGGACGGCACCCATGGGGCGATCACTGCTGTCCCCGCTTCACGTGCGGGTGGTTCTTGAGTTCGGTGTTGAGGTCAGAGACCTTGTGCCAGTCCCCGCGCGCCTCGGCCAACTGCCGTTCGTGCACCAGCGATCGGCACACGTCGCACTCCGCCGGGGGGAGCTGCGCGGCGGGTCCGGGCTTGCGCTGTTGTTCAAGGTTCCGTGGCAGCATGGGGCTCCTCTCCGTAGTGCTTCCACTACCGGGGAGGTTCAGAGTGGCGGCATCCTGGGGATGAATCAACGTCCTAGCTATGGAAGCTAAGTTGACGGAGAGGCGATGAACCAGAACGAATTGAACCCGGACGCATCACCGCAGGCAGCCTACGGAGCGCGCTTACGCAGGCTGCGCAAGGAACGTGGCTGGACCCAAGCGGATCTAGCCGAACGCATGGGCTACTCGTCCGTGCACATCTCAGGCGTCGAAAATGGCAAAAAGTTTCCAACTTCCCGCTTTTCAAAAGCCGTAGACGTAGCGTTCGGACTCGTCGGCACAGCCGACGCCTTCGAGCGTGAGTACCGCGAGATCAAACACGGCAGCCTGCTGGAAGGCTTCCCGGAGTACGTCAAGTACGAGGGTCGGGCGGTGGAGATCCGACAGTTTGAGATTGGCATCATCCCCGGGCTGTTGCAGACGCCGGAGTACGCACGAGAGCTGGCGGACAGCGCCGTACGGCGGGGTGCCATCACGCCTGAACAGGCGGAGGAAAGCATTTCGTTCCTAGCGGAGCGGCAAGCGGTGCTGGTGCGGTCCCGGCCACCCATGGTGTTTGTGACCATGGATGAGAGCTGCATCCGTCGGCCGGTCGGCGGCCCTTCTGTCATGGACGCTCAGTTGGCGCGTCTGATCGAGTTTGCGGAGATGCCGAACACGCTGCTACAGGTGGCGCCGTACGAGATAGGGGCGCGCCGTACGCTCAACCTGCCCGTCAACCTCTTGATGATGCCGGACCGGTCCTTGATCTTTTACGCCGAGTCTCAAGCTCAGGGACACCTAGACCGAGACAGCGCCTCCGTGATGCCCATGCTGACGGCTTACCATCAATTACAGGCCGAATCGCTGTCCCAGGCGGCGTCTGTGGCCATGATCGAGCAGTTGCGAAAGGGCACCCCGTGACGACCGAGTCCCCCGAATCTCCCCGTTGGTTCAAGTCCTCCTACAGCGACAACGGCGGCACCTGTGTGGAGGTAGCCGCTAACCTCGTCGCCTCGCGCGGCGTCGTCCCTGTCCGTGACTCCAAGGACCCGCACGGCCCGGCGCTGGCTTTCCCGGCGTCGTCCTGGTCGTCGTTCGTCGACGCCGTTAAGGGCGTGAAGTTCCCTGTCTGAGTCACCAATGACGAAGGCGCCCCCACGACCGGCATAGCCGGAGGTGGGGGCGCTGTTGTGTTAATGGGCGGTGGTGGCCTGCCAGAGGGTCAGCAGCAGTCCGGCGACGGCGACCAGGGCGGCGATGCTGGGCAGGGGCCAGCGGCGACGCTCGATGGCGTCGAGGCGTTGCTCGTGGTCGGCGAGTTGCCGGTCGGTCTGGTCGGACCGTTGTACGAGTAGGGCGAGGGCGCCGTCGACGCGGGCGAACCCGGCCTCGACGGCGCCTCTCAGGCGTTCGAGTTCGAGGGCAACGTCGCCGGGGTCGCGGTCGGTCACGCGCCGCCCCGGTCGTTCTTGCGGGTGAGGGCGCGCAGCTCGGCGTCGGCCGGCGGGTGGGTGCGCAGCCATGCGGGCATGAGCGCCTGGACTCCGGGCAGGGCCATGACGCGGGCGAGTCCGCCGGCGACGGCGAGGGCGCCGGCGACCCACGGCAGGGTGGCGGGGATGCCGGAGGCGTCGACGATGGCGGGCAGCAGTACGGCCAGTGCGATGGTGGTCTGCACAACGGTGCGTATGGTGCGCCGGGTGGCGTCGGTCATGGGGCAGTACCTCTTTCTATGGGGGCGGTGGCGCCGCCCGCGGAGTGCGGGCGGCGCGGGGCGGGTTAGACCTTGGGGACCTTCAGCGCGTCCCACTGGCGGCGGCCGGGCCAGCCATCGCAGTACTCGGGGTCGTCGCCGAGGTGCATCTGCCACTGGCGGAAGCTTTCGCGGTCGGCGGTGGTCCACTGCGGGCCGGGGCCGGATCCGTAGGCCGAGCAACCGACCTCGACGAGGCGTCGTCCCATGGCAGTCACGATCGGGGAGTGCGGTGCGTTCTTGAACCAGTCGGCGCCGGGGAACGGCTCGAATCGCGGGCCGGACGTGCCGGGGAGCGTGAGCCGCTGACCGGGCTTGATCGTGTAAGGCGCGCCAATGCCGTTGGCGGCGGCGATCTCCTTCCACGGCACACCGTGCGCCCGCCCGACGGCCGAAAGGGTGTCGCCGGCCTTCACGGTGTACGAGGTCCCGCTGCTGCCACCGTCGGGCTTGGGCTGCGGCTTGCCGCCGAGCCGACGCTCGATCCGGGCGCGCATGTCGCCCATGGAGAACCCCCGCGGGTCGATCTTGGTGTTCGTCCACTCCTTGTGCCCGATCACGGACGCGGCCGACCAGCCATAGGCACGGCAGATCGCAGCGCCCACACGCTCGATCGCGTCGAGCTGCGCCTCGGGCCACGGGTCATCGCCGTCGCCGAGGTTGATGCACTCGAATCCGTAGAAGTGGCTGTTGCCGTCGGTATCGTTGTCGGTGGTGGCCGGCAGGGCGCGCTCGGCGACGACGGCGCGCAGCACGTCGGAGTCGCCCTTCCCGGCGTGGTTGGCGCGGCCGGAACTGGTCAGATAGACGGCGCCGTTCTTGGCGATCACGCCATGGCACAGAGGGCCGGGCAGTTCGCTGTAGCCGTCGTAGCACAGGCGTACCGAGGAGTCGGTACCACTGGAAACCGTGTGGTGAATCATCACGCCGTTGACCGGGCCGAACGCTCCCTTGTGATTGCGGTTGTGGGAACGCCAGTTGCCGTACTCAATGACGTTGACACCCTCGGCGCGCAGCGCGGCGAGCAGGCGGTCGGCGGACAGTGGGGATGCCATGGGCAATGTCTCCAGAGATGCGAAGGCCCCGCCCGGAGTATCCGGACGGGGCAGGTGGGTGCGGGTCGTTCAGCGGAGTTCTGTGACCTCGGTGTTCTCGGTGGTCACGGCGAGCGTGGCGGTCTGAAACCGCTCAGGAACGGCGGCATAGGCGGCATCCAGCGCAGCGCGCACGAGCGCGGTGTGCTCGTCTGAGGTCAGGCTTTCGTTTCCTGGGAGGGTTTCGGGGGACGTCAGCATGGAGACGCGCAGGGTGGGCTGTGCGTGGTCGCCAACAGAGATGGCGAGCGTGCCGTGTGCTTCATGCATGTGATGGTGTGCCTTCCTGGTGAGATGGTCGGGCTAGCCGATGCCGGCCCAATAGCAGGTGGTGCCCTCGGCCATGCCGCCGAGCGTGAGCGTGGCGGGCAGGCTGGTGAGGGTGCTGGAAGTGGTCTGTAGCCACCGGTAGACGCCGTTCACGTCGACCGGCTTGGCGCCGGACGTGGTCGAGGTGGCGCCCCAGTTGGTGGCAGCGAGGTACGGCACCGCGGTGCCGGTGCCCTTGATCAGAATCGCTACGTAGTAGCTGCCGGCCGCAAGGTTGACCGGGGCGGACAGTGCGAACGTGGCGAGCTGTCCACCGATGTTGTGGGTTTCGGGGAGTTGAGACGCGATGTTGCCGGTAGCCGCGACCCGTTTCAGGCTCTTGTCGTAGATGCCGAGGTACGCGGCTGACACGGTGCCGTTGGGCTTGTCGTAGCCCATGACGTGAATGGCCGCCTTGGTAATCCGGGCGGCCGTGCGGAGGGGCACGCCCACGAGGTAGAGCCGGCCGGCCTCGGAGGGCATGTCACCGGGGGTGCGGGACCCTGCGCCGAGGTCGTACGCCCAGGACGTCAGTCCGTAGTCGTCCGGCATCCACGTGCCAGGAAGCACGGGCGCGGCGGTGGGCGGGAGCTGCGCGGCGGGGACGCGGCCGGTGGCGTCGAGCTGGGCGACACCGCCCGCGGCGCCGGCTGCGGTAGCGGGAATCGCGCCGACGTCGGCGGCGTCGAGGGTGATCTCGGCCGCAGCGTGGCCGTTGACGGACTGCACCAGACCGGGGGCACCATCGCTTCCGGGCGCGCCGGGCGGACCCTGCTCCCCGCGCTCACCCCGTGGCCCCAGTGCGCCCCGCGGTCCTGTCTCACCCGGAGGGCCGGGAACGGTGCTGTCGGCCCCGGGCGGTCCCTGCTCGCCGCGTGGCCCCGCCGGCCCGGACTCCCCCTTCGGCCCGGCTGGGCCGGTGAGGGACGTGAGCCAGTCGGCCGGGGTGCCGTCGAAACCCTCGGCGAGGGCTACCTTGTAGGCGCTGGCACCGCGTACGGCAACGTAGTTGGGCTTGCTCGGGTCGGTGGGGGCAATGCCGGCGAGGTCGACGTGCGGCGCCTCGGCAGGCAGGAGCACCTGATACGAGCGGCCGTTGGGGATGCCGGCGAGCTGCTCGGTCACGGTGTACGACCAGCCGGCCGGATCCATGTGCGGGGCGTCGGTTGCCGGCAGGGTCGCGGTGATCTGCCCTTGTGCGTCGAGGGCGGCGACGACCGGCCCGCCGAGGATCACGTCGGCGTCTGGGAACGTGAGCTGCGCCGGCGCGCGGAAAGTGACGCTGCCGGACAGGGGGCGGCCGTCCGGGCTGAGGAAACGGCCGGTGACGGTCACAACGGGTATGGCGTCGGGAAGCACGCGTCTCCTAGGTGGCTTCGCTGGCGTTGATGGTGTTCAGGCCCCAGATGCCGCGGACGCGGAGGGAGCAGGTACCGCTGCCGCCGGTGCGGCGCGCCCACATGACCACCGAGGCGCCCGTGCCGTACGGGAATTCGCCGGCAGGGAGTGCGATGCGCTCGTTGACGTCTCGCACCTTGGCGGCGCTGCTGAGGGTCCATGTCGGTCCGTACTGCGTGCCGCCGATCCGCATCACGACTTCCGCGGATGTGCCGGTGGGGCCGGAGAGCTGGAGATTGACCCGGAGCACCTTGTGTTGGGTGAGCATATCCCCGGAAAACAGGGCGATTTCCTCGCTGCTGGTGAAGTCCTTATAGGGGGCGCAGGGGATGGGGATCCAGGGGCGGCCGAGGTAGCCGTCGGCGTACGCGTCGTCCATCACGATCGGCGCCGGATAGCCCCCGCGCGCGAACAGTCGGATCATCTGGGCAGAAGTGTCGGCATTGCCGCCGATCTCCAGCGCGACACCGGTACCGTCTTCTGACCCACGCCCAGGACCTGGGTCCCGTTGGGGGCGCGGACGTCGAGGCTGCCGCCCTCGCCGATCCGGACGGCACCGTGGTTGATCTGGTTCAGGGCGGGGCGCATGTGGGCGCGGCCGGCGAGTTCGCGCACCTGCCGTTCCAGGGTGCGGATGCGGTCGAGCAGGTCGAGGGGGATCGCGGCCATTACGGGGCCTCCAGGAAGAGTTTCGCGGTTTCGGGCCGGCCGCGCTCCGGCGGCGTGAGCGCCATGCCGACGATGCGGTATCGCTCGTCGAGGCCGTCAGGCCACCACAGATCACGTATTCGAAGCCGGATGGTGGCGCCGAGCAGGGCGGGCGAGAGGGGCGTTCGGCCCATGTGCACGGTGACCTCGGGGATCGTGCGTGGCTGGCGGGCGGTGTTCCAGTCGGCGACCGCGTGAGTGTCGAGCGTTCGTTTCTCGATGACGGTGGAGTAGTCCGAGGTGCCGTCGAGGCGAGGCCAGCCCGCGGCTATCGCCTGATCATCGACCAGCAGATCGGACAACAGGGGCACGGATTCTGCGGCTTGGTTTTGGTTGTCGCTGGCGCCGCGGGACTGCCAGGCGTTGGCCAGCACGCTGGCGTCGACCGGCCACGTGTAGGACATGACCGGGCCGGGGTGGTCGAGCACGATCTCACTGGTCCCGGACCGGATCACCGGCGACCCCATCTGTAGTCGCTTGATGCGCCGGCCGCTTACTGGGTCACGGTGAGCCGCTATGCGCCACTCGAAACCCTTCTCCACGGCGCCGAGTTGCTCGATCAGGTCGCGTATCGAGGGCACGTCGTACCGGCTGTAGGTCCGGTCACGCAGCATCCCTGAAACGTCCGCGCCGTACTCGATGCCGATATCGCCGCCGGCAGTCTGCTGCGCGTAGTCGATCAGGCCCCGGACGATGTCGTACTGATCGACGCCCCGGGCCTCGAACGTGTCGAACAAGCGCCGGTGGTCGAGGTAGCTGTCGAAGGTGCCGGCCTGCACCTGCATGGACAAAAACCCGCGGTCGGTGGACTGCACCGCGGCAGTCCACACGATCCCGCCCCACCAGATCTCGCGCCCCCGCTCAACCCACAGGGCCGTCCGGCCCGGGACCACGGCGGCGCGCACCCGCGCGGCGATCTCGGCGTTCGGAATCGGGATCGTGCCCGAAGCGGTGCCGGTCTTGCCGAGGTAGTCGTCGAGCGCGACGCCCTGCAACGGCAGGACGTCGAGCAGCTGATCGGTACGCAGATCGCACAGCAGCACCCGGTAGGAGGCAGGGATCATGCCGGGCCCTCCCACCGCAGCGCGGCGTAGCTATACGTCCCGGGGACGTTGTCCACCGCGGTCGCCGTGTAGAGGCGTACCTCGATGTAGTCGCCGGCCTTCAGCACGACAGGAAGGGCAGCAGCGTGCCCCTGCCCACCATTGGACCGGGCGACAAAGGACACATGCCATTCCCGGACGCCGTTCTTGACGACCAGGACGCGGGCCTGCTCGGCGCCACCAGGCCAGGTCTGTTGCGCGTAAACGGTGTAAAGCCCTGAGACGGGGGCGACCAGGCGGGTCGGGTTCGCCGGCGTCCACATCGATGCATCCGTACGCGCATCCGTGCCGGTCCACCACACGTTGGTGTAGCGGTTCGCCGCAAGGCTGTATGACTCGTCCTTGCGGACGGCGACGTAATGACGCTCGGCCACGCTGCGCCAGTCGTTGCCGTCCCAGCGGTCCAGCCCGGTGCCGTTGTCGCGGTACTGGCCCGGGTAGGCACCAGGGAACGACAGTCCCCAGCCGCGGGGGATGATCCCGCCGGCCGCCGCGGTATAGCGGCGCCGGTCGGCCAGTGCCGAGGCCCAGTTGATCCCACCGACGCCGGCGGAGGCGCCGGCGGGAACGGTGATGTCCCATAGCCGCAGACACGCACCCGGCAAGCGGGGTGGCGCGGGGGTGGCCGAGGGCGCGCCCTGGACGATCTCCAGCGTGGCGACGGGTTGGTCGCTGGTGTCGTACAGCGGGTCGAGCACGCGCAGCACGACGGAGTCGACCCGCGGGTGCTGCGCGTCGCCGTCGGCGAGGGTGAGGGTTTCGGGGGCTGTTACCGCGATGGGGTAGGCGCCTTGGGCGTCGGTGCCTTGGACCAGAGCGCGGCCGGTGCTGATTTGGACCTGCATGGAGGCGACACCGGCCGCCTTGAGCGGGTCGCCTCCGGCGATCACCCCGTCGCGTGACCGTAGTTCGCCCTCGGGCGTCATGGGCCCGACGGGGGCTAGACGGGTGTCTTCTCGGGTCTGCCCGGTGGGCAGCAGCCACGCGGCGCGAACGGTCACGGTGGCACCTCCTGTCACCAGAAAGCGGAGCGCCACCTGACGGAGCAGGTGGCGCGGGGGTCGGATGATCCGGGTGCGGCCCGGAAGAGGTAGTTGGTGGTACCGGGGAGCAGAGTGAACGTTTCCTCTGGAGCCGATCGGGCGGTGACGGTGTAGAGCCGTGAGGCGGTCCCGTTGAGCGTGACCGTGCCGTTCGCGGTGTCGACGAGCAGCTCGTCGTCGGCGGCGAGGGTGAGGTCGTACTCGATCGCGTCGCCGGTGCCCAGGTTGGTCAGTGAGGGACGGTCGACAGGCCCGCGGAACGAGATCACCGGGTGTGCGGGGGCGTCCCCTTGGTTCACTGCGACGAGCGCGCCGGTGGATCCGGGGGCGCCGAAATTCAGGGGCCATTGCAGCCCCTCGGGGCCGGGGGCGAGATGCCAGTCGAGCCCAGGTTCGGGCATGGGCAGCCGGGTGGCGACGTGCTGCTCGGTCAGGGAGTAGCGGCGCGGGTCGGTCGCCTCGAACTGGATGGCGCCGCCGGTCACCGTGCCCATGCGGTAGTCAGTGTCCACGGGGATGGAGTGCCGCACGCAGCGCGCGAAACACATCAGCGGTTCGGCATTGTCGAGTTTGATCACCAGCGGTATCTCGTCCTCGCGCAGCGCCAGGTGCGCCGACAGGGCCCGCACCGCGGCGGACATCGCGCCGGGTTCGGTACGCAGTACGACACCATCGAGCGTGATGGTGCGGGCCTGCGCCAACAGCCGGCCGGGGAATGCCCCATGGGCGCCGGAGCGGGGGACGGTGCCGGAGTCGACGCCGGGGGAGTCCTCCCAGCCGGGGGCTTCTTTCCACTTCACTGCTGTGCCGGGGCCGAGCAGCAGCTCGCCGTACTGGACGTGACCGGGGAGGGTGACCAGATCACCGGCGGCCATCCGATCACCCCCCTTGGTTCACCCCCTGCCCTTGGCGTGCCAGGCGAGGGCGGCGGCGGTCTGTTCTGCGGTTGCTGATCCGGCGTGCCAGTTCTCGATGTGCACCGCGGGCGACGGAGCAGCGAACGCTGCACCGGCCGGCGTGCTGCCGGCCGTGGCGAACTGCGGGGCGGAGGGCACCGCGACAAGGTTCCGCATGGTGCGGTCGACGGCGGGGGCGCCCGCCTTGATGCCCTCGACGATGCCCGACGGAATGTGCCGGCCGATCTGATCCCGCATGACACGTGACGGGGAGTGAATACCCAGCGCGCGGGCAATCGGCCCCGGAATCAGGTCCCTTGCCCACCCCATAAGGGTGCTACGCAGCCATGAGCCCATGGCCTTAATGCCATTCCACAGGCCCATGATCAGGTCTTTTCCCTTGCCGTACAGCATGGATCCGAAGTCGCCGAAGTATCCGACGATGCGCCCGGGAAGGCCGCGCACCCAGTCGAGCATTTCGCTGGCCTTGCGCTTCGTGCCGTCCTTGATCGCCGACCAATGTTTGATGATCAGCCCGACCAATGTCCAATTCAAAAAGAAGTCGACGATGTGCTGCGGAATCCCCTTTACCCAATCAACGATGGCGTTCCATACGCGCGCAGTGCCCGCCTTGATGGAATCCCAATGCTTAATGATGATCCCGACCAATGTGAAGTTCAGGAACAGGTCTACCAGGAATTGGGCGACGCCCTTGATCTTTCCCCAGATCCAGTCCCAGGCGGCGGCGGTGGCGCTTTTGATCGTGTCCCATTTGGCGATGATGAGCGCGACCAGGCCCACGACGGCGGTGATGATCCAGCCGACGGGGCCCATGGCCATTACCCAGGCTGCGGCCATCCGTGCGGCCTGAATGAGGCTCTGTGCGCCCATGAGGACCCACGCCCCCACCACACGTGCCCCGGTGGCTACGGCGGCGCCGCCCTGTGCCGCCCATCCGGCGAGGATGGTGGCGTTGGTGACGACGAACCGCGCACCTGCGGTGGCGCCGGCGGCGGTTTGCGTGGCCCAGCTTGTCACTACCGCCGCGCCGGTCGTGGTGGCCTGCGTGGCAAGTGTGACCAGGGTGGGGAGCATGAGTGTGGTGATCACGCCGGCGCCGATGCTGAGCGCGGTGGAGTGCTCGGAGATGAAACCGCTAGTGGCCTTGAAGGCGCGGCCGAGGCCCCCGTCGCCGAGCCAGTTCACGAGCGTTTCGATCGCGGGGACGACGTAGGTGCCGAGGACTTCGACGACGCCCTGCATGAGCCGTCGTTTGAACATCTCGACCTTGGTGGCGGCGTTGTCCCGCATGGCGTTTCCCGCGCCATCGGCAGCGCCTCTGACGTCGCCCAGCGCCTTGACGGCGCTGGACGGATCAAGGGTGTAAAGGGCCCTCGCCAGGTCTTCGCTCTTCGTGCCGAAGAGGTCCATGGCGATCGCGTTGCGCTCGACGGGATCGCGGACCGCGCGGAGCTTGTCCGTGACCGTGTCGAACGCCTGGAACGCCTCAGTTCCGCCTTTGCCGAATGCCTCGAACAAGTCGTCGGCCGGCAACTTGAGTTCTTCGAGCCCCTTACGGACTCCGTCGCCGCCCTTGACCGCCTCGATGCTGAATTCTTTGATCGCGTCGGCGACGACATCCGCATCGCGGGCGCCGCCCTTGAGGCCCTGCTGAATCAGGCCCATAGCCTGCTGTCCGGACAGGCCCATGTTCCGGAATTGGGTGCTGTACTCGGTGAACGTGTCGAGCAGGTCCTCGGCAGCGTTCCCGCCGCGCTGCGTGCCGCGGACAAGTACGTCCATGGCCTCATCCGCGCTCTGGGCGAGACCGGTGCGCATCATCTGCCCCACAGAGCGCGTGACGGCCGAGACGTCCTCACCCATCACGGCGGCGGTGTCGGCGACCCGCCGGCCCATGGTGCTGATCTGCTGCTCGGTCGCCTCCGGAGGCAACAGCCCATTGCGCGCGATGCCTTTGAGGACCTCGGCGCCGTCCTGGACGGAATCGACCACCGCACCCGAGTACAGCTGACCGGCAACCTTGCCGTACTTAGCGGCCACGGGGCCGCTGGTGCCGAGCTGCGCCTGCAACTGGCCGGGAACTTTGGACTGTTCGAGGGCCTGGCCGATCCCGCCGACCAGGGCGGTACCGATGGCCAGGCCGACCGCGAGGGCGCCAAGCTTCTTGAGCCCCTTTTGGAGGGCTTCCGCGGCGCGGTTGCCGCCACGGTCGGCCCCCTCGGTCACGCCGTTGCCGAGGTTGTTGCCGGCCTGCCGTCCGGCCCGGTCAGCGGTAGCGGCGATCTGATCGCCGCCGGACTGCATGGCAGCCCGGGCTCGGGCAACGCCTTGGGTAGCACCGGAGGCGTCAACCGTGATCGTGGCGGCAAGTTCACCAACGCGTAGCGCCACGGCGCATCACCTCCGGGGGGTTGTGCCTCCCGGAGGTGCGGGGGCGGTGGGCGGGGGTGTGAGCACGCGGGCGAGTCGGGACTCGGCAGACAACAGGGCGAGGATGCGCACGCGCAGCCACCGCCAGGACCGGACACGCAGCAGCGCCCGGTCGCCGAGGTCGACGCCGTAAAGCTCGTGCAGGTCAGCCTCGATCAACGGCCAGTGCCCAAGGATCTTGGGCCAGGTCAGCGCGGGCGGTTGCCCTTGCCCCGGGCGCGGGCGGGGGGTGCCTTCGGGCCACTCGTACCACTCGTAGAGCCCCGACTCGGGGTCGACCTCGCCGCGCCCGATCGGGCCCGGCGCGTCTGCCGATTCGGGGCCGCTCGATTTGGGTCGCCGCCCGCATTCCAGAACGTCTCTGCCGCGGCCTTGTCCTGCGTGATCCACACCATGGCAGTCAACGCGGCGTGTTTGAGGGCCGGCCAGGGCACGGCGTCGGCGACCATCTGCGCGTGCGCGGTGCCGAGTACCTCGCGGTACAGGTCACGCTCGGCAGCATCGCTGAGTACCTGCTCATCGACCCGCCCACCATCGGCCGCCACCGCCGCGGCGTTGAGCAGGGCCTGCGTGCGCAGACCGACCTCGGCGGAGGGAGCCGGAACGGTGTAGACGGTGCCCCGGATGGGGAGCTGAATCGTTTCGTCGAGCAGCTCGTCGAGAGCCTCGAACGCCACTACGCATCACCCCGCTTGTTCACGGGGGCCGGAGTGCCAGATACCGGGTTGGCGATCTCCGTAAGCGGGCCGCTCCCGGTAAGGGTCACCTTGATCGTGTCGACTTCGTCCGGGCCGCCGCCCTCGGGCTCCCAGGTGACCAGGGCCGTGCCTTCCTGCGCGTCGGGGGCGCCGTTGCGGTCGTAGTAGCGCACCCGCACATACGAGGCGGCACCGAAGGACATGGACGCCCGGCGCAGTGCCTCTTGGGCGGCGTTGAACACGCTGGTCACGGGGTGGGCGCGGTGGGCGAGGGTGACCTCGACGGACCACTCGAGCATGGTCAGTACTTGCTCTTTCCAGCCCTCAGCCTCGTACGGCGTGATCTCCTTCTGTGTCGGTTCGATCTTGGGGGTGAACTCGGTAATGCCGGGTATCAGCGTCCAGGCGGGGGTGCCGTCCTTGCCCATGTCCAGCTCCAGCCGGTAGCGGCGGGCGAGCGCGGTCACGGTCTCGGCCGGCGGCGTCGGGGTGCTCAAGAGCGCCTCCTATTCGAGGTGTCGGGCCGCGCGGTGGGCGCGGGCGTAGTAGTTGCTGGTGCGCTCCGCGCGCCCGCTGTCATCGGCACCGATCGGAACGGCCGAGGCGCGAAAGATCAGCTGCACCCATGCCGCGCCCCACTGGTAGGGGCCGGCGCCGTGCAGCACGTCGAAAACGGCGTCGTCGAGGGCGTCGACCTCACGCGGATCCGGGCCGGCGCGGGTACGCACCTGGATCCCGGTGGTGGTGTCGGTGAGCACGGGGGAGTCGGTGACCGGGTAGGCGGAGAGGCAGATGCACCGGTCGGGGGCGGGTGGGGTAGCGGCGATGGTGATCGCGGTCTCGCTGGCCTCGTATACGCCGTCGGGGCGGTAGGTGCCGACACCGGCGGAGTCGAGCAGGCGGGCGAGACCGTCGAGCAGGTCGACGGTGTAGGACATCAGCGCAGCGCCCGCCGAATCTGCGCAGCGATCAACGCCTGTACCGTGTCCGCCTCTTGCGGCAATACCGATTCCAGGAATTTGGCCGAACGGCCCGGAGAATGCCGGGCGTTGAGGTCCTCATGCACCCGACGGGCGTACGGGGTGTCATAGGAGACTGCGGCGGTGAGGTGCTGCTCGTCCACACTCGCGGCGCCGGAGCGTTCGAGGGCGCCCTCGGCGATCGGCACACGCTGCCGACTGCTCTGCAGGACGTGTTCGGCGCCCAGCAGCGCGCCGCGGGCGGCGGCCTGCCGCAGTGCCCCGGTGACCTCCGCGCCGTTCCACTGGAGGCGGGCGCGGCTCATTCGCACATCACCTCCGTACAGGCAGGAACCGGAAGACCGGGCGCGGTGTGATGGCCCACCGTGATGGCGGTGGTGGTGCGCCCGTCGGGCAGGGTGATCCGACTCCCGGGCGGGCAGTCGAGCGCCGGGTCGGCGATCACCGTTGCCGAGGCGACGACCTGGCGACCGTCGGGGGCGCGCACCATGCGCGGCGTGGCATCGACCAGGGCAGGAACCTCGGGGATAGCGTGGCGGTACTGAGGCCCATACGCGCTCTCCCCGGCATACGGCTCGACGGTGACGCGATGGCGCAGCAGTACGCGCGGCACGCGGGTCACCATGTCCACACCACCCCGGGCACAAGACCCGCGCGCCGCAGCGCCCGAGCCGCCCGCGGGGCGAGCTCGACGCCGGACGCGGCCGGCGGGGCACTGCTGCGCCCGGACAGGGACACCGGGCCGATCGAGACAGAGTCCCAGTGGCCGGCCGCGCCGGTGCCGTCGTCCCCGGTAGCGAGCCAGTATTCGACCTGCGCGCATGTGGCGTCGGCGAGCGCGGCGGCGATCGTCGCCGCGGTCGGGTCGCCGTCGTCATCGACCGGGTAGACGGCGGTCAGCAGGGCCGAGTCGATGTCCTCGGACGCGCGGGCGAGGAGTCGCTCGGCGTCCTCGGGGGTCGGCTGACCGGTCCAGGCAGCGAGCTGCTCGGGGGTGGCGTAGACGCGCCCCATGGCTTACGCCTTCGTGGTGCGCTGCTTGGGCGCAGAATCGTTTCTGCTCTCCGCGTCGGGCTGGCCGGCCGCGGTGCGCAGGACGACGATTCCCTCGTCGTCCATGCGGTGGGTGGCGTAGTGCACGTTGGTGGTGATCCGCGTGGTGCGGGCGAGGATGTCGCGGTCGTTCTCCACGATCGGCCGGCGCTTGTAGAGCAGGCCGAGCGAACCACGCCGGATCATCAGTGCGTTGTAGGTGTCCGGCTTGCCTTCGGCGCCGGGGGTGGTGGTGACGCGGTCGGAGACGTAGATGTTCACGCCGCCGATCTGACCGATCACGCCGCGCGGGATCACGGCCCCGGTGCCGAACTTGTCGGCGCTGATGAAGTTGGGGTCTGCCAGCAGGCTGGCGCGCTGGAGGGAGTGAATGACGATGCCGGCCATGTTCTCCGGCTCCCACTCATCCCGAAACTGCGCGATCCCCTCGACCATGACCTTCCACGACAGGGGCTTGTCGGAGGCGTCGACGGTGATTCCGCCGGGCGCCTCGGCCGCCGCGATCAGGTCCTTATCGATCTTCCGCGCGATCAGGACACCGAGCTGCCGCTGCGTCTCCGCATACGGGTCGCCGAACGCCACCAGGCGCGACTTGTCCGTCAGCTCGACGGCCTTTCCCGCTTCCTTGATCGTGGCAGAGGCACCCGGGTTGGTGGCGAGCTGCTCGGGGGTCATCGGCGTGCCCTCGTCGAGCTCCTCAGCCTCCCCCAGGGCACGCCACTTGGGGAAACGCACCGAGTCACCGGGCTTGCCTACGAGGGTGTTGTCGTCCATGGCAAGGGAGCCGATGACAAGCTTTCCCTTGAACTTCGCCTGGACCAGGTCGGCCCAGACGTCCGGCACGATCATCTGTGCCGACGTGGTCTTTCCGGTCGCCATGCGGCGCCCTCCTTCTTACTGGGATGCGGCGGACAGCCGCGCGTACAGGTCGGGGTCGGACTGGTGCAGTTCGACGCGTTCGCCGTAGCTCATGCGCGCGAACTGCTCAGCGGTCGGCACCGGCGCGGCACCGGGGGTGAAATCGGCGCCGCCCTTGGCCGGCCCGGTCGGGGCCTGCTCGGCGCGCAGCAGGGGGTTCGCTTCGACCGCCGCGGCGATCACGGCGTCGAGCCGCTCGCCGAACTTCTGGGCGGACGGGTCGAGTTCGGCGAGCTGCCTTTCGACGCTGCGGGAGTCGAGCAGCCGCGCGGGATCGGCCCCCGACTTGTGCGCGGCCTGGTGAGCGGCCAGCTCTACGCGCAGCCGGCGCGCCTCGGCGAGGGCGGCATCCCGCTCGACGGTGGCCTGCTCGGCGAGGGCGGCCGGGGCCTGCTCGCCCGCCGCGCCGGACGGGTCGAGCACCTTACGGAGTGCGGCGAGCAGCTCGTCGCGCTCAGCCGTGGCGTGTTGTGCAGTCTTCTCGGCGTCGGCGAGCTGCTGCTCGGAGGCCAGGTCAGGCGCGGGCGGCGCCGCAGCGGCGGCCGGCGGCACGGTGGCCTCCGCCGGTGCGGGGGCCGCGGTGTCCGTGGCTAGGGCGGTGGAGTCGGACATGAGGAAGGAACCTCCGGGCGGTGGTGCGGGCATGAAAAAGGACCCGCCAAGAGGGCGGGTCCGAAAGAAGAGGGTGAGGGAAGGAGCGAGCGGCTATTCGTCGGTTTCGTCGGGGAGCGGCCGTGCCTTGGCATAGCCGCGGATCCATGCGCTACGGCGCAGATCGCCCTGCGGGTATGGGCAGTCGGTCACCGGGCGGCGCTGGCGGCCGGCCTCGGCGCCGGCACTGATCGCCCGTACCAGATCGCCTCGGGTCCCCATCGCGCTCCCTTCTAGAGCTTGTTCTGCCGGTCGTTGCGGGCCTTGCGGGCGGTGTCCGCGGCGGCGTTGCGCTCACCGGTGATCTGTTCGGTGTACTCCGCAAGGGTAGTGCGCGGATGATCAGCCCACCATCGTTTCAGTTCCTCCGAGGCACGCGCGTACGCGACGTGCGCGGGCCCACCAAACAAGGCGATCGGATCGACGCCGGCGCGTTCGGCCTCACGGGAGAGCAGCACGCCGCGCAACTCGTCCTCAGCCTTAGACCACTGGGCGTAGACGTGCTCGCGGTGCATCTCGCGTATCTGCTCGCGGGTGTGGTTCCCGCGGCGGGCGGCGGCCTCTTCTTCCCGTTCGGCGATCCATCGCTCGGTGGCGGACAGTCCGGCATACCGGTCGTCGCCATCGAGGGCAAGGTGTGCCCAGCCGTCCGGATTGGTAGCCGGTGAGAGGGCCTCGTCGAGGGCGGCGCGGTCGGCGAGCTGACCCTCGACGGTGTGCGCACCCTCCGCGGCCGGCGCCGGGGCGGGCGGGTAACGGCGGTCGAGTTCGTCGGCGATCCGCGCGACATCCCCCTCGGTGCCATAGCGCATGGCCCACCCGAGTACCTCGTCGTCGACGGCCGAGAGATCCGCGGCCAGGCGCCCGCCGGGGAACACCTCGGCTAGCAAACGGCGGCGGTCGGCCTCGGCGGCCAGGGCGGCGAGTTCGTCGCCCTCGGCGCGGCGGGCGCGGTCGGCGAGCTGGCGGTCAGAAAGGCCAATCAGGTCCCGGCGGGCGCCGGGCAGAGCGGCGTCGAGGTCGCGCCGGTCCATCTCCGCCATGACCCGCAGCATGCCGTCGTCTGGCAAGCGGCTGTAGACGCGGGCGAGTTCCTCGTCGGAGAACTGCGTGAGGGCATCGACCATCCGCCCGCCGGGGCGGACGCGGTCGAGCAGCGCCTGCACATCGCGCCGGTCGGCTTCGGCCGCGATCCGGTGCCGGTCGTGCTCGTCGAGGACGCCGGGGCGCAGCGCGGCGCCGAGCTGCTCGTCGGCCATCTCGGGCAGGGTGCGCGCGTCGCCGGAGCGTACGCGCGCAGCTTCGATGACGTCCTGCGGCGGGCGGGGCGCGGTGGAGGGCAGGTTGCCGGCGCCGAGACGCTCGCGCTCGCGGCGGCGGATGAGTTCGGGGTGCTCGTCCAGGTGGGCGCGCATCCGGGCTTGCCACTGCCGCACACGGGCCTCGGCCGCCCGCCGACCCTCGGGGGTCACGGCCGCGGCGGCGCGGTTCTTCCATCGGCGGATGCCGCGCTCGATGGCGCGCTGCCGCTGGGTGGCCTCGTAGCCGGCCGGGTCGGCGGAGTGCTCGACGGGGGCCCGGGTGACACCGGGCAGGTAGGCCGAGGTCGAGTGACGACAGTTGGGATGCTGAAGACCGGCGCGGCGCGCCTCATCCAGCGATCCGGCGATCTGCACACGGATCGTGTGGCCATCCTCGATGGCGTGCTCGACCTCAACCGTACGGGCGCCGTCCGGCCCGTCCAGGGCCAGCACACGGCCCTCGTACGGCTTGCACAGCGGGCACTCGTGCGGCGCGTTGGAGACGATCACCAGGGACACGCCGGCGGCGCGCAGCCGGTCGCCATGCGCCTCGACGGCAGCGCGGCCGACGGCCGTCCGCACGGCCATCTCGGCGTATGAGGTCATGGACCAGGCGCGCCCGCCTTTGTCGACGAACGTCCGCAGACCACGGTCGGCGAAACGTTCCATGGCGCGTTGGGTGGCCTGGCGGCGGGTGTCGATGCCGAGCAGGGGCGTGGCGGATACCTCGGAGATCACCTGCCGGTATCCGTCCTCCGCGCCGCGCAAGATGCCGCGGTGCGTCGCGGTTACGAGGTCGATGGTTTCGTGCGCGAGGCGGTCGACCGCGCGGGCGTTGGGGGTGGCCTCGGCGATCCGCCGGGCGTCCTCGTCCCGCAGCGTGCCCAACTCGACCAGTCCGGCGCGGGAACCGGCGTTGTATGCCTCGGCTACCGCGTCGAACACCTCCAACTGCATTGCAGTCGAAAGGGAATTGACGACGTCCTGCGCCCCTCGGCGTAGGGCTTGCACGTCGCGGAGTTTGGTCGTGGCCCATCCGGGCGCCTCGTACCCGTCGGCGAGCTGTCGCGCGATGATCCCCAGCAGCCGCGCCTCGGCGTCCGCGTACAGGTCCCGGACGCCGGCCGAAAGGTCCTCGACCATGGCGGGGTGGATCGGCACAGAGCACCCCCCGCGGTCAGATTGGCCGCTACGTCTGCAGGGCCTCGTCGAGGCGGGCGCGTGCGCTGGCCGCATGGGCGGGGTGCAATTCGCATCCCGCAGCGCGCCGGCCCTCTAGCGCGGCGGCAAGCAGCGTGGTGCCGGCGCCGGCGAACGGGTCGAGGATGAGCTCGCCAGGCTCGACGATCTGCACCAGTGAGCGCATGACATCGAGTGGCTTTTGGGTGAGGTGGCGTCGTTGATGCGCGCCGCGGTCGTTGTTCCGCGGGGCGCGGGCCAGGTAGTACCCGGGCAGGCACTCGCCCCCGAACGGGCGCGGTCCGTTCGTCCCCCACACCAAGAATTCCGCGTTCTGCGTGAACCGTCCGCGCTGCGGGCGGGCATCCGGCTTGATCCACGGCACGATGCCCCGCCACACCCAGCCGCCGGCTTGTAGCGCGTCGGTGGCGGCAGGGAGCTGGCGCCAGTCGGTGCACATCGCCAGTACGCCACCAGGGCGCACCACGCGCGCTGCCTCACCGAGCCATAGCGCCATCCAATAGCCCCACGATCGGCCGTCGCGGTTGTCGCCGGAAAAGTTCGAGATGTGATGGCGGTTCTTCAGCCCGCTGTACTTGGCGCGGGTGTCGCCGGTGCGGTCTGAGCGCAGCATGCCGCCGCTGCTGTACGGAGGGTCGGTGATCACTGCGGCGGCGGAATCAGTTTCGAGTGTGGCAAGCCAGCCCATGGCATCGCCGTTGTGCAGAGTCCAAGGTGCGGACACAGGGGGTTCTCCATGGTGTTAGTCGAGGGTGCCGGCCTGCATGGGGTCGGGTACGGCTTGCCCGGTCTCGGCGAGGATGCGGTCGACCTCGGCCTGCACGGCCGTGTCATCCCAATCCGGATGCAGCAGCCGTACTTTCGTATCGGTGCTGACGGCCTGCGCCTGCTGGAGCAGGGAGAGCGTCTGCGCGACGGACTGCGGGTCCTCCGAGACGGAGTCCCCGAACACCACGCGAGGGCGCTCCGGGACTACGGACGGCGTGAATAGGGCCCGGTCGAGCATGAGCAGGACATGCAGCATGTCGGCCAGTGGCGCCTGCCAGTAACGGCTCTTCTTATCCCGAGTGATCATCGAGCGGCGCTCACGCGCGGTCACCTCAGTCGCGGTCGCCGCAGCAACGTCGCCCAGGCCGAAAGACTGGACGCTGTAGCCGGCGGACCGTACGGCCTGCTGCACGATGGCATCGGCGGTCGACTGGTGCTCGGCAACCCGGATCGCGAACTGAGAAAGGGTGATGCCGGCGGCCTCGGTGGGCGGGATGTTCAGCGACTGCCAGATTTCCCGGTCGTCGTCGAACGACGCGCCGCGGCCGGGGCCGTGGTCGCGCAGGTAGCCATCCGGGACGATCAGCCGCGCCCGCGCGAGACGGATGTCGCGCAGCCACGATGTCCACGTTTCGTCGAGGGCGTCGAACAGGTCGTGTACGCCGCCTTGGAAGTCAGACCGGCCCAGGGGGGAGCCGCGGTGCCGGCGGTTCGGCCGGATGTTGGGGACGTAGGCGGCGGTGAGGGCGTCGATTCCGGTGGCGATGGTGTCGCCGTCGGGGCCGAGGGAGTCGACCAGGGAGACCGTTGCGGGGTGCTCTGTGAGCGGTACGCGGGTGCCGAGCTGATTGTCGGTGCCGCGGTAGAGGCCGTGGACGATGCGGCCGGGTTCGTGGCGCTCCAGGTGGCGCCACACGGTCGCCGTGGTGTCGTCGCCGGTCAGCTTGCGCCAGAACGTTACTGCGGTGAGCATGCCGAACCGAAATTCCGGCGCGGCGGTGTCGGGGTGCATGACGGTCAGCAGCGGGCGCTCGACCAGCGACGCATCCCACGTGACGCGCAGGAACACACCGCCCAGGGCGGCGCCGACCTCCGCGGCCTCCAGGAGGGTGTTCGCGATACCGCCGGCCTCGGTGAGCTCATCCAGCCGACACTGTGTCGCCGGGGTGTCCACGGTGAATACCGGCGGCTCACTGAACAGCAGGTCGGCCGAGGTGGTCGCGATGTCGGCGGCGAGCGGGATATGCAGGCGCGTGTCGCGCTGGCCAGGCTGGTGGTGACGGTGGCGCGCCCACAGGCGCCGCCGGCCGTCCTCGCGCCGCGGGGCGTGCCGATAGACGTCAGCGAGCCGCGTGCGGTCTCCGGAATACCACGCATCATCGACGCGGATCTCACGGTAGGCGGTGGACCACTCGCGCGGCGGCCACGGCGCGCCGTTCTCGGGAAGCGACACGGTCACCTCCCGGGCTGCTCACGTGGTCAACAGGTGTCGCCACTCGTGGACGGTGGAGTGCAGGGCGTAGCGCAGCGCGTCGCACGAGTGGTCATCACGCTTGATCGGCCGGTCTTCGCCCTTGTCGGACGCGGCGGGGTCCCATGCGTAGCCGGGAAGTTCGGACAGCAGCCCGGTACATGAGGAGTGCACGCGCAGTAGCCCGGAGTCGAGCGCGGTCGACACGGACCGGATGCCGTCGAGGACGTCGTTTCGAGCGCGGGTGACGCCCGGGTGGCCGTCTGTCCACAGCTGTGTGGAAAACGATGCGGCCGATGGGTCGACGAAGATCCAATCTGGCTCGATGCCGTGCTCGGCTAGCCATTCACGGACGGCGCGGCTGTATTGCGCGTCGGTCATCTGGCGGCGGGCGGCGCGCGAGTCGTGGCGCCACTCGTTCACCACATACAGCCGGTCATCGTCTCCCAGACCGACGAGGAGCGCGGAAAACGGATTGGTGGTGCCGTAGTCGACCGCAGCCCAGTAGCGGCGCATCGCGGGCAGGGAGTCGACGACGTGCCGCTGCTCATCCCACATGTCGTAGACGGAACCCTCGGCCACCACCCACGCGCCGTCGATCATCCGGCGACGCCACAGACCGACATACTCGGCGCGCAGCGCGTCGACGTACGCCTCGGACAACGACGGGTTGTCGGCGAGACGGAAATGCCACGCGCGCAGGTCGAGTTCGCCCTCGCGGTCGAGATACCCGGTCTTGAGCCAGTGCCGGGGCGAGTCGGGGTTCGTGGTCGCGAGCAACTTCGCGCCAGGCACGGACAGTCGGGCAAGCAACTGCACGAAGAACGCCTCGGGCAGCAGCGTCGCCTCGTCGACGTACGCGAGCGCGGCCGTCAAGCCGCGCAGCCTGCCCTCGGCGCGCGCGTCGCTGGCGCCGATCAGGTGCACAGTGCGGCCGAAGATGCTCGCCGTTGTCGCCCCGCGGGTGTGACGCACTGCGGCAGCAATGTCCGGGTCAAACAGGGCAGGGTCTTGTAGGGGTTCGATGATGTTGCGCTCGATGGTCTGCAAGGACCTGCCGCAGATCAGCAGCAGTCCCGAGGCCGGAGCGCGCCGTAGGTGCATGAGGAAGGCGAGCAGGCTCGCGTACGTCTTTCCGGACCGTACGGCCCCGTGCCAAAGCGCGATGCGGACGTCGACCGACTCGCGGATCGAACGTTCCTGCTTGACGGTCAGAGGGGCGGGCGAAGCCATCAACCCCCCTCGTCATCACCACCGTTGGTCGGGCCGAGGAAGACGTCGGCGAGCCGGTCGAGCATCGATGCGCCCCTGCTCTCGCCCTCGGCGTCGACGTCGGCGAGGCGCTGCGCGCTGGTCACGTACGAACCGATGGCGTGCGAGTGGTGGCGCTCGTCCTGCGCGGGTGGTGCGTCGGTGACTATGCGCACCGTGCGGCCGTTGGGGAGCAGCTCGACGCGCACATAGGCGTCGGCCTCGACACGGTCAAGGTTGGCCGCGGCGCGTAGGTAGAGCCGCTCGACGAGGTCCCGGCGCAGTGCAGCAAGGTCGAGGCGCCGGGCCTCGGTGGCTGCTGCGGTGCGGGCGCCGCCCTCGAAGCGCAGCCCAAGGTCGGCGGCGATGCGCGAGACGGTCGAGGCGCTGCGGCCGAGGGCGCGGGCGATCTGGTTGCGGGTCTCGCCGGCAGTGTGGCGGCGGCGGATCTCGTCGCGCTCGTTGTCGGTGACGGGGCGGCGCTGCATGGCATCACCTCCCGGCGGGCATAGGCGAGCGCCCTGCCGCGTCGGGGGTGCGGGGCAGGGCGCTCGGGTTTGTGGAGTTGTTGGGGGTGTTTCCGGGCACGCCGGAAGCGCCCCCAACATTAGGTCACGAAACCATAACGGCGCAAGCCGGTTCGAGAACGGCCTCGACTAGCTCGCGGATCTCGCCGCCGCGGGTCCGCTTGAGCCCGAGCGCAGCGCCGAGTCGCTCGGCCGTCGGCCGCTTACCGGTCACCTGCTCGACGCGCCGGTACGCCTCGATCCACCGCCGCGGCACCTCGCCATCGACAAGCAGCACAGCGTCACCGCCGGCGGCGGCAGCCTCGGCGACAAGCGGCGGCGGGGCGGCGAACGTCGCCGAGTGCGGCAACGGTCCCGGCACGGAGGTGACGGTGTCGTCGGCGGTGAACGGCGGCTCGCTGTCAACGGCGGCGACCAGGGCGGCGAGGTCGAGCTGCTCGACCGGAATGGCGGCGGCAGTGTCGCCCGCGCTGATCTGCGCGGCCCGCTCGGCGGCGGCGCTCGCCTCGGCCGCATAGGCGCGGGCGGCGTCGGTGGCGTCACCAACAGCGACAGTCACGGTGTCGGCAACACTCCGGGCGGCACTCTCGGCGCGACGGGCGGCAGCCTCGGCGGCAGTGACCGACGGTACGACGGCGACGGGCGACACTGTGCCGGTCTCCGGCGCCGGCAGCATCCGCACAAGCAGTTCGGTCGCGACGAGCTGCGCCACGGGCGGCGTCACTGCGATAGCGATACCGGCGGCGGTACCGTCGGAGTGCGCGACGTTGAAGCCGAGCGATGTTGCGGCGAAACCGGCGATCGTGAGCCAGTACGGCCACGTCTTGCGGCCGTTCCATCGGGCCACCACGACGCCCACGGTTCCCATGACGGCGCCGCCATCGACCAGGGCGGCGAACATCCACACGACGTCGGCCTCGACGCCGTGCGCCTCGGCAAGGGCGGTCAGTGCCTCGAAACTCAGGCGAAAGGCGCAGTAGGCGACTAGGCCCGTGACGAGCACCGAGGCGAATATCGGTGCCCAGCGGGCCAGCCACGAGGGGGGAGCCGGCACGGAGCCGGCGGCGGTACGGTTGGCATACGCCATGGCAGGGGGGTCTCCTGTCTGTGGCCAGGGCCCGGTCAGCGACGGCAATCGCTCCGGGCCCGCTTTCTATTGGCGCCCGGGGTGTGACGGAAAGGCACCCGGGTTGTACTCAGCAACGGCGCGCGCCTCATCGACGGCGCCCTCGACGTCACGCCACACGAGTACGCGCAGCGGTACGCCGGTAAAGCCCTTAGCAATGATCGGCGGCAGCAGCCTCTCGGCCACACGCGCTGCATTCCCCGTCGGCCGCTCGATGGCGCCGCGCTCCTCATCGCCGAGCAGCACCCACTGCTCACCGTCGAGCCGCTCAGCGCGCCACACGGCCGACCAAGGGTTGTTCTTGACGATGCGGTGCACGTAGGCCGAGGTCAGCAGCAGATCATCGGCAATCTGTAGCGCGGGCGTACCACTCACGTAGGCATCGAGTACGAGCTCGTCGCGCACCGCGTCGAGGGCGACGGCCTCGCGCCGGATACGCCGGGCATCGTCATACGTGATCTTGCCGTCGGTACCCTTGGCCGGCGCCGCGGCCTCGACGATCTGCCGCAGCCACTCGACGACCGGGGCGGGCATCGGCACGTCGTCGCTGCTACGCAGCGCAGCCACGTACGCGGCCGGGCTCCCGGGGCCGGTCGCACTGCGGATATTCGCGCCCTCGACGTGCATGGTCATGGCGTGGCGGGCCTCTTCCTGCTCACAGACGCCGCACAACGGGCCGTCGAGAGCCTGCTCGGCGGGCACGGCCATACGTACGGCCCGGCCGCAGAGTGTCCTGTCGCCCAAAACGAGGTGCACGGTGCGCGCCTTGGCCGTGGTCCGGCCGTATGCACGCTCGGGGGTGCTCATGCTGGGTTGTCTCCATCCTGGCCCGCCTCGGCCATTCTCCGAGGCGGGCGAACCGTAGCGGGTGGGCTAGTTGGCGTCCTGGTCGTGCGTGTACGCGACGTACACAGGCTCGGCGTCGGGTGCGGGGCCGTGCCCCTTCCACACCCGCACACGTGCGCGAGTGCCCGCACTCACGGAGTCGGCGAGCAGGCCCCGCGCTATCTCCTCGACATCGACCGCCGGCCACAGGTCCTCGGAGCCGTCCTGCTCCTCCCACTTCCCGGCATCGGTGCGCACCTCGACGAACCACGAGAACGGCGCGTGCGTGCGAACGACCTCACGCACGTACTCCTCGGTGACATGCAATTCGCGGGCTATCTCCGAGGCGGGCACCGCGCCTACGAGGTACGCCTCGTAGATGACCTCCACCAGGTTCGGTACGTTCCCGCCCTCACGCTCATAAGCGCCCGCGTCGGCGAGACGGGCACGGGCCTTCTCGGCCTCATGCCTCGCCAACTCATTTTCCAAGGCACGGGCGAGTTTGGCGCGGTGTGGCGCCAGGGTGCTCTTCTGGCGGATTTCGGCGGCCTGCCCCTCCGGCGCCGGCGGGGAGTCCTCGGCCGTGGCGTTGAGCATGTCGTGCAGGAAGCGTTCGCGCGGGGCGGCGTCCTTGTGGGCCCGGATGATTTCGCCGACCTGTTCCGCCTGGGTACGCGGCGGGGTTTCTCTGCGGCGCGTGTAGTGGGCGACGTGCGGCTGCTTGTCGTTGGTGCTCATGTCTTGGCGCTCCCTGGCCGTGGTGTTGGTCTCGACAGTCTTCCGCTCGGCACTGACACCTGCCCGCCCGGGTGCGGCCCCGGGCGGGCAGGGAACCGTCAGCCGAAGAGGGCGCCCTGCCCGACGTCCGGGACAACGTCGAACAGCACCTCGTCAGCCGGAGCCAGAGTGCTGGGGATCCAGCCGCCGCGCCACGTCCCTTCGGCGGCGTCGGCCTGCTCGATGGCCTCGACGGTCTCGGCGAGCTCGACCTCGACGACGTCCTGCTCGGGCTGCTGCGCGAGTCGGCGAGCCTCGGCGCGCCTCTCGGCAGCCTGCCAACAACGGGCACACATCTTGTGCCCCTTCTCGTCGAGCAGTTCGGAAGCGTCTATGACGTCGAGGTACTCGCCGACGAGACGACCGCACAGCGTTTCATCGTTGCTCGGTGAGTAATGGACGCGGGCGCCGCGGCCGACCGTGGCATATGTGACGGCGGCGCGTTCGGCGAGGGTCATCTGCTGCATGGGGGTCTCCATGTCTGAGGTGTGAACCGAGCGGCAACTCGGTGTGTAGTCAGTACATTACCCCAATAAACACAGGACACAACCCCCTGTTGAGGGAAGAAGCGACTCAACCCGCAAGAACATCAGTCGAATTGCCGGTACCGATCACGCCACCCGCGCCATGTCGCCGCGCCCCTCGGAGGCGTCGAGAGCATCCGCCAGGCCCATCAGGTCCGACCACTCCCACACGCGCCGGCCCCAAAGGTCGAGGGCCACGGGCGCGCTGCAACTCGCCCCACCGACGCATGTCACGGTTGGGGGCTCATCCGGACCGGTGTGCACGGTGAGCTCGCCGCCGCACCAGGGGCACGGCCGGTCGGGTATCGGCGTCTCGCGCTGGTCGAGGCCGAGGGCGCGCAGCACGCGGGCCTCGGCAGTGAGCGCGACGCGGTGCGCCTCGTGCAGCAGATGCTCGGGCAGGGGGAGGTAGGGGGCGGCGGTGAGGGTTCCGTCGAGCTGCTGCCCGGGTTCGGTGTCCTCGTCGAGCAGCCGGCCCTCGATCCACAGTGCGGCCCAGTGCAGCCCATGCGCCCGACTACCGGGGGCGGTCTGGCTGCGGTATTTCCAGCGTCGGGGGTCGTCGAGGGGGGCGCGCTGGACGGCGGCGGCGAGGGTGTCGGCAAGGTCGAACAGCGCCTGCTCGACGGCAATGCCAGCATCAAGGGCGGTGACGTTGAGCGGGGCGGGGTGCTCACGCAGTATCAGCGGGGCGCGCTCGACGACCGGGCTATCGGCGACCGGACGCAGAGTGTGCGCGAGTTGCCGCGGCGGCCACACGTCGGCCGGCGGGGTCTCGATGGCGACAAGCAGCTCACCCCACAACTCCCGTACGGCGCGCAGCGCGGCTGCGCCCTCACGGCGGGCAGTCTCGGCGGTAGGCATGGTGCACAACTCCCGTTGTCGGTACGGAGCAGGAAACGGCCACGAGGGGCGCGCCCGACCGTTGGTCAGATGGGCGCGCCCCTGGTGTGCCGTGTCACGGTGTCGATTCGTGATCGCGGCGATAGATGCGAACGAAGTTCGAGCACGTGCGCGGGTCGTCGGTGGTTCCGTTGCGGTCGACGTCGAGCGGGACTAGGTCAGCAACGCTGCCGTAGGCATGTACCGCCCACGCGGCGAGTGGCGATGAGAACGTCGTGCCGTCGTCCTCCCGGTACTCCACAAACCAACCGTCGGCGGGCAGCGCACCAACGACGCGGGCTTCGGTGAGGCGCGGGGGCATGGTGGAAGTCATTGGCGGTGTCCTTTGCTGTGACGGTGAGGGGTTGCTGTGGGCTGTTCTCGCGCGCATGGGAGCGGCATCGACCGGTCGCTCGGCGCCGATCAGAACGGCGGTTCGGCGGCGTACTGCGGCTGTTGCAGGCTGTTGGCCCATGGGTCGGTGGCGGGCTCGTGCGTCGGCTGCTGGGCGTTGTTGCGGCCGTTCTTGGTGACGGTGGCGGTTGCGCTCTTGAGGCTGGGGCCGATCTCCTCGGCGTCGAGCTCGTAGGCGGTGCGCTTGTTCCCCTCGCGGTCGTCGTACGTGCGCTGTTTGAGCCGGCCGGTGACGATGACGCGGGTTCCGCGGGTCAGGGACTCGGCGGTGTTTTCGGCGAGTCGGCGCCATGCTGAGCAGTTCAGGAACAGGGGTTCGCCGTCGCGCCATTCGTTGGTCTGGCGGTCGAAGGTGCGTGGGGTGGATGCCACGCGGAAGCGGGCGACGGCTGCGCCGGCGGGTGTGAAGCGTAGTTCGGGGTCGTCGACAAGATTGCCGGCAATCGTGATGACGGTTTCGCCTGCCATGCATCCTCTTTCATTCTTGCGTGAACCACGTTCTTGCTAGAGAGAACGTTATCGCGTTCAGGGCTGCACTCGCGTGCCCTTTGTGGGATGAGCGGTCACCGTCATGCCCTGTTCGCCGAGGGCAGCGAGTAGCAGCTCGGCGTCACGGCGGGCGGCAGGGTCAACCGGGTGCCGGGCAGCGTCATAGAGGCTCGGGTGCAGCTCGTGCAGAGCACCGGCGAGCAGTCCGACGACGGCGCGGGCGGTCATCGGATGCCCCGGCCGGCAACGACGTGCGCAGCGGTGAGGCGGCCCTCGGCGCGCCGGGGAACGGGCGGGCGCTGCATGAGCCGTGCGTGCCGGTCGTGCTCCGCTTCGGCGTGCTCGGCAAGGACGCGTTCGACGAATCGTGCCGTCTGCTTGGCGAGCTGCTCGTCGACGGCGCGTCGGTGGGCTGCGGCCTCGGCTTCGGCGCGTGCCTGCTCCTGCTCGGCGAGCATGGCCGGGCCGTCGAATGTGCGGTCGTGCTGCCACTCGTAGCTCTTGGCGCGCTCGACTACCACCAGGGCGCCGTCCTTGGCCCACTTGCGGGCCTTGGCGTTGACCTGGCGGCGGTCGGAGTTGCTGAAGGTGACCGTGCGGGCCGGCCAGGTAGCGGTCACCCGGTAGCGGGTGAGGTTGCGGGTTTTGTCGTGGCGGGGGGTCATGCGGCGACTCCTTGCTGCTGGGCGGCGAGGTCTATGCGGCTGTCGTGCGGTCTGTTCTTGATGCGGCGGCCCTTGCCGTTGGGGCGCCATCCGCCGCGGCACGGCTTGCCGGGCTCGGCGTGGCACCAGGTGCAGGCGACGGCGAGTGGGTCGGGTCCGCCGGCCCGCACGAGGGCCTCGCGGTCGGCGGCGCGCGGCCGGAACTGGGCGAGTTGGGCACGGGCCTGCTCAGGTATCGGTGAGCCGATTTGGTGGAGCCGCTCGGCGATCCTTGGGTCGATGGGCGCGGCGGTGAGGGCGCGCTGCTCGACCGGGGTGGCTTGCCCGGTGGCAACGGCGGTTCGGCCCGTGCGCAGCTCGGCGAGGTAGGCGGCGACGTTGTCCGGGTCGACGGCCGGGGCGGGGTCGGTGTGGCGCTGCATGAGGGCGGTGCGGTGCGGTGCCCACGCGGCGAGGACGTCGTGGGGCTCCATGGGCCGGTACTGCGCGCTGTTGTCGCCGCCTTTGCGTTCGTAGTAGTTGCGGACTGCACGTCCGACGTCCCACGACCCGTCGGGCAGCGTGGCAGGGACATTGGTTAGGGCTTCGGTCCATCGGGTGATGGCGCGCTCGGCACTGTTTTCGTCGGCGAGTTGTCGGTCGATTCGGCTGTCGTTGAGGCCGATGCGGTGGAGTAGGGCGGCGATCTCTCGGGGCTGCATTAGGCGTCCTCTCGGGATTCGATGTGGTCGAGGGCGGCGAGAAGGTTGTGGCGGGTCGAGGCGGGGGGAGCGGCGGCGCGGCTGCGGAAGGGCACGACGTTCGTGCTAGCGGCGGGGGAGGTGGCGGGGGCGTGGTTGAGGTCGGACCAGACCTTGAGCCAGTAGCGGGCCGATTTGGGGGCGTCGCCGGGAGCGGTGCGGTGTGCGGCGAGTTCGACCAGGGCGGCGACGCCGTGCCGTTCGACAAGCCGGTGCACGTCGCGTTGCTCGCCGAGGCCGAGCGACCAGCGCACCGCGACGCCTGCGGCGTCGAGCGCGCCGACGAGGGGGCGCAACTGCTCGATGACCGTGGAACCGCTCGTGCGCGCGGGCGCGTGCTGCTGCTGCTGCTGTTGTAGTAGAGAGCTGCTGTTGTTATGGGGGCTGGCTTCCGCTCCCCCCGGGGCCGGATACCGGTCCTCCCCCGGGCTGGCTTCCGGTCCTCCCTCGGGCCGGTTACCGCTCCCCCCGGGGCCGGTTACCGGCCCTCCGGGGGCCTGATACCGGCCCGGGTCGGGATCCGGACCGGGCCGGTCACCGGCCCGGCTTATGTCGGCTACCTCGGACTGCTGGCGGACGTGTCCGACGGCGTGCGGCAGCCTGTAGACGGTCTCGCCGTTCGGCCCGAGGAAGCCGGTAACGATCTCCAGCTCGCCGGAGTCGAGCAGCTTGTCGACCGCAGCCCGGACCGATGAGCGCGCCGCGCGGGTGCGCTGCATGAGCATCGCGGTACCGGCGTAGGCGGTGCAGCTCGCATCGGGGCACTTGTCCGCGATGGCGAGCAGGATCGTTCGGGCCAGTCCACGCGATTCGGACCGGTTCCAGACCCAATCCGAGGCATCCAGGGTCAACGCGCTTTCCTCACAGGAAGGGTGAAAGGGGGTTCGTCGCGGCCGGCGAGCGCGGCCGGAGTATGGCGGGGACAGCGCCACCCGATGACGTATCGGCGGGCGCCGGACGCGTTGCAGTACCGCCCGGCGCCCCCTGACCAGTGCGCACACCGGTGGGCGCGGCTCATGTCGCCTCGTCGTCCGGCGCGGTAAGGGCGGCAATCTGCTGGGCGAGGGCGCCGGAGCGCCACGCCTCGGCGGTCGCTTCCTTCCCGCCCTTCCGCCACGTCACCGCGTGTGTGCGTGCGCGGGTCGGCTTGATGGCGACGCCCGGTACGTCGTGTGCGACGGCATCCGCGATGACCTCGCCGGTTGTCTCGTCGACCTGCTGGTCGGCGACGACCACGCGCGCAGCGCCAGCTGCGGCCATCTCGGCGAGCAGTTCGGCCGCTTTCCACGGCTTGACCCGGCGCACGATTGCCGTTTCGGTCCACTGCTCATCGGGGAACGTGGCGCGTACCCATCGGGCGAACGCGTCCTCGTCGACGACGACGGGGCCGGTCTCGCCCTTGCGTAGCCCGATCGTGGCGACGGTCTCACCGGTTGGCAGGGTGGCGGTCACGCGCTCAACCCCGTCACGCTCGGCGGCGGCGTCAAGGGCGAGTTGCGTGCGCTGGCGTACGTCCTTCTGTGCTGCGGCAACACGCTCGGCCAGCAGCTTCAACGCGGCGGCCTCGACGGCGAGATCACGCAACGACTCGACGTGCTGCTCGGCGCCGTTCACTGGGCACCCCCGGCGGCGCGGGCGTGGTCGAGCAGGTCATCGCGCATCTCGCGCAGCTGATCGCTACTGGCCTCGCCGGGCTGGAGCCCGTACCGGTTGGCGAACGTCTCATCGGCCTCGGCGTTGTCGACCAGCCCGGCCGCCCGGGCGGCGTCGTACATCTCCCCGAGCAGGGCGGCGCGTTCCTGGTCGGGCCTGGACGGCTGCGGCTCGCGAGGGCGCTGCGGCTGCTGGGCGGCGGTGCGCTTTTGCGCGGCGATCGCGTCGAGGCGGGCAAGGTAGTCCGCCGGGGCGCCGGCCTCGACGGCGGCGGCGCGCACCGTGGCAAACGCCTCGGGGCTCGGCGCCGCGGTCGCCTCGGCCAGGAAGTCACGCGGAGGGCCGACCGGGGCCTGCTGGGGCGGTTGCTCCCACGGTCCCGCCTCGGCGCGGCTGCTGCGGCGCAGCTGCTGGGAACGCTGCCCGCGCGGCTGCTGGCGCTCGGCTCGGCGGCGCTGCTGCGCGGCCCGCTCGGCGCGCTGCTGCTCGGTCGGCTCGGCGGGGTGGTCGCGGTCGCCGTCGTCGATGCTGCGCGCATCCACGGGAATCATGAGGACCTGCAACAGGAGATATTTCATCGACGCCGACATCGCCTTGTTGGTCGCCTTGTCCGCGAAATCGGCGGCCTCACCCGGCACCGTGGCAACCAGCGCATCCCCGGCCGGCCCGTACAGGTAGTAGCGCATCGTGAGCCGAACGGTGGTCATCTTCTCGCCGCGACGCTCGGCGGACTGCTCGGCAACCTCGGGCAGGATGAACAAGCCGTGCATGCGCATCGGCCCAGCAACAGCCGACATCAGGTCATCGATGCCACGGAACTTGTACCGCTGCTGGGCGTTCACCTGGTCTTTGCCGACCGGGACCGTGTCGCGCATGACGGCGTTGATCACGGTGAACACCCGGGGCGCGTCAGCCGGCGCGCCGTGCGGAGCGGGGATGTATTGGACATGCGCCGCTCCGGCGGGGGTGGGAACGCTGTAGGCAGCAGGAGTGAGCGCGGCGGGGGTGGTCGGCTGCTCAGAGAGGGCGAGAGTCATGAAACCTCGACGTTTCTTTCTTGAGAGAAAGCTAATGGGTGGGTGTGTGCCGCCCGGGCGCCGTCAAGGCGCCCCAGCTACGTTTCAGGCAGCGACCAGGGGCTCGACGGCCGCCCGGCGGCGCGCGCGATCTGCACGTATGTGCGCCTCGATGGCCTCAACGGACCCGAGGCGATGCCCCGGATACCAGGCGTCCCGGGCAGCCTCCGCCGGACTCTTGGACTCACGCAGCGCGACGCCGGCGGCGAGCTGCTGCGCGGCGCTACGGATGGCGAACATCCGAACGGCGTCACTGCTCATGCCGCACTCCGGAACAGGTCACTAGCGGTGAGTCCGTACGCGCGCTCAATGGCGGCAAGAGTGCGCGTACTGGGCTGGCTGCGCCCGACGCGCAACCGCCAAGCGGTGGCCGGGTGAACGTCCAGCCGCCGAGCGGCCCGGGCGCCGTCGGTGTCGCCCGCTGCGTTCATTGCAGCAAGTAGGCGCGCATGGTCGTAGTGCATGGGTGCCCCCTGGTCGTCGTCCTTACGTTCTGACGAGAAGGAACGTAACCCTACTGATTGCGTTCTGGCAAGAAAGTTAGCTGCTGTGACCTATCCCCGAATATCTCCAGTGCGCGTCCGGCTACCCCATGTATGCTGCCCATATGTCCACGAAGAGGTGAACATGGTGTTTTCTGGCCAGCAAAGTGCGCGTTAGTAATCCGTCAAGATGCGGCATGTTGCGTTCTGGCTAGGTAGATTGCATCCATGCGAAGGAACGAACAGGAAAGAAAGAACACACCCGAGGGGGGTCTGCGCGAGTTCGCGCGCTGGTTCTCAGATCGACTCACGGCCCTCGGGTACGACGTATCCGGGCCACGTAGCGGCGGCCGAGGCGACTTTGCCAAGAGGGCCGGCGTGTCGTCCGCAACCGTCTCCCGGATCATCAACGAGGTATCAGTCCCGCGGCCCGACGTGCTCGCGGCGATGGCGCCAACGCTCGGCGTATCGCTCGGCGAGCTACTCGTGCGCTCCGGGTGGGCGACCGAGGAAGAGCTCACCCGCACCGCGCCGCCAGCCGAGGGTGGCCGCCGGATCACGGCCGAAGAAGCGGCGCTGCTACTCGGCATCACCGACCAGCAGCGCCTACAGCTCTTCGTGACCTTCGTCACGGAAATGCAGCGTCAAGAGGCGCAAAACAGTACGGATAACGACAGATAA